CTGTGCTGGGTGAGCTGGTGCGCACCTACCAGCTGCCTGAGTCCTTTGCGGAAGTCATCGAACCTGAACCCCTCGAGCAGGCACAGCCTGCCCCGTTGCCTTTCCCCACTGCAGGGGGCATGCCCCCGGAAGGATTGTAATGCCCCTCATGATTGCTACCAAGGCCCCAGCCGGTCTGCCCGCAGACCTGGCAGCCATCGCAGAAGACCAAGACGCACTGATTGGCGAAGAAATGGCAGGCATTGTGCCCATGCCTGACCGTCCCTACAGTGCCAAGGTCTACACTGCCCTCACCAAGGCGATTGCTCAGGCAGCCAAGGTCATGGGCCTTGACCTCACCCCTGAGGCCTACAGTGAGCCTGTGGCTCAGATTGACTCGGATGTAGCCCGCTTCCTCGCCATGATGGCAGCAGCTGCAAGCGACTACGGCAAGCCCTTCCCTGTGGAGCTGGAAGATATCAAGGGTGACAGTGAGCTGACTGCCATTACTGCTGCCCTCACCCAGCTTGCAGGTGACAAGGGCTTTGCTGAGTTCCTTGATGCTCCCGCAGAAGGTGAGGTCATCGAAGAGGAAGAGACGGTCATGCCTGATGGGGAGGTCATGGAGGAAGAGGAAGAGGAATACGACTTCAGCAAGCGCATGCGCAGGCGGTAGTCATGGCGTTTACTTCCTTCCGTGCAAGGCTTGCGCAGCTCTTTGGCTTTGGCAAGCGCCCCAAGTCTGTGCTGCCCGTGACCCGGGCGCAGGCCTACTACCGCTCCTATGAGGGTGGGGTCATGGGCAACCTGTCACAGGCCATTGAGCGCAAGCAGCCGGTGACCTTCTTCTACAAGGATAAGTGGCAGCCGGAAGGAACGCCCGGGGCACTGGGGCAGCGGGTAGGAAATCCTCACGCGATATGGAAGCGAGGGAAGAGCACCTATCTGCACCTCTATGTAGACCCCCAGTCAGCAACCGCTACAGGAGGGCTGCCCGGTTGGCGGACCTTCCTTGTAGACCGTATCCAAGGGGTGAGTGTACTGGAGCTTGGCACCACCTTCCTTGGTAAGCCCGTCAAGTTTGTCACTGCGCCCGGGTGGAACCCGAGCTGGTACAGGCAGGTGGGTCAACCCATCAAGCTCCTACAGTGAGAGAGGACAGATGAGTCATGAAAGCGTTGCAGAGCAGGTGCTTGCGGAAGTGCAGGCACAGACTGCAGGTGAAGAGGTTGCAGTGCCCGATGTGCCCCAGCAGGAAGCAGGGGGGGCCATTGAGGCTGCTGATGTGGAGATTGAGGAAGCAGGAGAGGATGGGGCAGAGCCCAAGCGCAGAGGGCTGAGCTGGGAGCAGGCCATCAAGTCTGTGCCCCCCGATATTGCCAAGCTCATGCGCAATATGCAGGCAGACTACACCCGCAAGACGCAGGAGCTGAGCGAGCAGCGCAAGAGCTTCATCGCAGAGCGTGAAGCCTTGATGAAAGGCAAGCAGAGCCTCACCCTTGAGGGTGACCTGCCTGACTATGACCCCTTTGATGAGGCCACCATCCAGGCCCGCATTGAGCGGGAGGTCAACAAGCGCTTGCAGATGGTGCTTGAGCCTATGCAGGCTGAGTATGAGCAGCAGGTAGCGCAGGACAGCTACAAGACCTTTCTCTCAGAGCATCCTGACTTTGAGACTGACACAGGCCTGCGCTCAGAGGTGCAGCATCTGCTTGAGTCCAATGACAGCCTTGACCTTGAGACGGCCTACTGGGCAGCTCGAGGCAAGCGAGCCAAGCAGGAAGCTGCACAGGCCTCACAGGAACGGGCAGCAAAGCGAGCAGCAGCCAAAGAGGCAGCGCTCAAGGGCACGGGCAGCCCTCGCAGGGCAGGCACTCAGGGCAGACCCTCGAGGGGTGACCTAAAGCGTGCAAGCGCTGCAGATATTCTGGCCATGGCTCAGGCTATGCACAGACGCTGACAGCATGCTAAGGTAAGCCACAAGTAAGGCCACCCCACTGCGGAGCCTTGCGCGACTGGCACTGCATCAGCAGCACGCTCTATCCCGCAAGCAATCACTCACAGTGGAGGGCCTACCATGGCACCCCAATCCGTAATCAGCACCACGCTGCAGCTGCTGCGTGACAAGCTGATTGACAACAGCTTCCTTTCCCATCCCCTCTTCCGGGCCATTGAGTCTGCTGGCAACCTTGTGAAGGTGTCCGGTGGCCTCCGTGTTGAGCAGCCTGTCATCTTCGGTGAGCACTCGAGCATCACTGAGCTGAGCAACGGCTTTGAGCCTGTCAGCATGGCAGTCACTGACCCCTTCAATACTGCCAAGTTCGAATACTCCAACTTCACCCAGCCCATCATCTTGAGCGCTGTGGAAAAGGCTGCAAACAAGGGTGACCTTGCTGTGGTCAACATCCTTGAATCCAAGATGAAGAATGTCATGCTTGGGCTCAAGAAGGAAGTCAGCAAGCAGGTGATGGTGGGCAACTCCACCAAGCTCACCACGCTGCAGACCCTGAACGGCATGACCACTGCTGCAGGCACTGGTTGGCTTGAGGGTGTGGCTGCTGCCTCCCAGCAGAACAGTGTGGGCGGTCTGAGCAAGGCCACCTACCAGGCCAACAACTGGTTCAACCAGTTCTATGACTCGGGTGCCGGCTTTGACTTGAGCCACCTTGATCAGCTCATGATTGACTGCCAGGTCCGCAACCCCTCGGGTGAGTTCCCTGACATCATCTTCATGAGCCCCAAGTGCTTTGCTGCCTTCCAAGCTCAGCAGCAGAGCTATGTCAACTATGTCAGCGCTTCTGACCGTGATGGTCTTGACCGCGATATGGTTGCCATGTGGCGCGGCGCCAAGATCTATGTGGAGCCCAACCTTGGCTTCACCGCTCAGAACCCTGCAAAGCCGGTCAGCGCCTATGTGCTGAGCAGCAGCAACTTCCAGCTCTATGCAGATACTGACGGCTTCTTCGAGGTGTCTGATATGATGCCTGTGCCGGGTACTGCTACTGAGGCTGCAATGGTGTTCTGCCGCATGCAGCTTGTCACCGGACACTTGGCAAGCCACGGTGTCCTTCTCGACGCGGAGGCCTGAGAACCATGGCTACTTCTACTCTCGTCCAGTTCATTGACGCTGGGGAAGGGGCTGACACCTCCAACCGCCGTCAAACTGAAACCTTCCTTGCTGGTGGCACCATTGTGGCCGGTGATGTGGTTGCCCTCGACACCACCCAGACGGGTGCTGACCGGGTGCTCTATGTCATTCAGGCAGCCAATGTGGCCACGGGCAACCCGCTCGCAGTCGGTGTCAGCTTGGATGCTGCAGCTGCAGGTGAGCAGGTCCGGGTTGTGGTGTCCGGCTATGTGGCTGACGTCAACTGCGCAGGTGGCACCATTGGTGCTGCTGGCCTGCCTCTCAGCGCTGGCAAGACGGCTGCAGGTGAAGTGGATGCTTCCGCAAACACGGATACCGCTGGCCTCTTCGCTGTCAGCCTTGAGGCAAAGGGTGCGACCACGGCCAACAAGGTCGCTATCCACATCCCTAAGCGCTTCTGAGCCCCCCCCAAGGCAGCAGCGGGTTTGTCCTCTCTCACTGCTCCTGCTGTCTGCCCCATCCAGCTCCCTGCTCAAGCTGGGTGGGGCTCTTTCCCATGAGGTGACCGATGAATCTGGGTGAGCTGCTCGACTTCTGCGGGAACCTTCTGGACTATGACCCGAGCAATGACACATACCGTGAGCAGCTGGTCAGCCTGCTCAACGATGCACAGACTCGCTGCCTCACAGATAGGCCTTGGGCCTTCTGCTCGAGGGACCGCAAGCTGCAGGTGTGGACGGACACCACCCTATCGCTGACCTTTACCAATGGGCAGGCACAGGTCACAGGCGCAGGCCTGCCTGTATCCACAGACCCGGTGACCCCGGGCAGTACCCTCGCAGGGGCAGAGCTGACCTTCACAGACAGCAACGGGGATGAGCACCACCACCATGTCACATGGGTGGAGCTGACAACCCGGCTGTATGTAGACCGCCCCTACACAGGGGTCACAGGCACCTACACAGCCACTGTGCAGCGCAGGGAGGTCTATCTACCCAGCGACTGTATGACGCTGCAGAACCTGTCTGACCCCCATGTGGGCATCCCTGCCAAGGCGCTGTATCTCAGCAAGTGGGAGCGGGAGGATGCCAACCTTGACCCCTCCTTGCTCGGCACCATTGAGGCCTACCTGCCCAGTGAGGGCAGACGGGTGGCAGCTCCGGTCACCCCTCGAGGTGTGGCAACGGTAGCAGCAGTGGGGCAGGGCGCTCGCACCATCAACCTGTATATGGTCAATGTGGAGGGGCCTGCAGCGCAGAACTACCCCACCTATGAGGCTCAATACAGCAGCGGCTTTGAGTCTGCGCTCAGCAAGGTGGCCACCTACACCCTGACCGATACACAGACCCTGCAGCTCACTCCTGAGACAATCGGCAATGAGACAGGCCTCTACCGTCGCTACTACTTCACCTGCCCTGAGGCTGGCATCCTTGCCCCAGTCCGGGTGAGGCATGCAGACACAGAGGACCCACTTGCTGTGGGTGTGGATACGGTACCTCCCACTGGGGGCATCACCCTCAAGCCTGACCTAAGCCTTGCCAAGCTGGATAGCCAGAGCTTCCATGCCCGGGCAATCCGCTACCGGTTCAACCAGGCAGCGCTCTATCAGTCTGTAGAGCTGTACCCTCACCCCAGCGCTGACCAAGATGTCAATGTGCGCATGGTGATTGCGCCCACTCGCATGCAGGAAGACCAAGACGCGCCGCTGGTGCCTGCTGCATATGCGCAGATTGTGGCCTATGCAGCGCTTGAGGCCTTGAGTCTCAAGGTAGACAACCCTGCCCTTGCTCAGGTCTACATGAGAAAGAAGGATGTGCTCTACAAGGCCATGGAGCAGCGCTACCTCAAAGAGGTGCCCCGTCGCATCATCAAGGGGCAGCCCACTGCAGGCTACCGCTTTGTGCGCAACCCGTTTGGGAAACTGACCTTCTCATGAATCAGTCACAATACCAAACACCCACAGCGGGCGGCATTGCTACCCGGCTGCCTCAGAACCCGCAGAACGCCAGTGACGTAGACAACTGGCGCATTGACCGGGTGTCAGGTGGGTGGTGCAGTCGTGTGGGCTATGAGCCCTATCGGGTGGGGCACTCGAGCTGGGAGCCTTTCACGACTACAGGCCCCATCTATGGGCTGCATGTAGCGCAGCAGCTGGGGGGCGGAGCAAGGCAGGCAGTCCTCTTTGAGGCAGATGGGAAGCTGCAGTACTACTACGATGCAGTAGGGGGAGTGCCTGCACTACGGGTGCTGCAGTCTGACCGTCATGTGCCCACCCCTACTGAGGCAGGGCCATGGTTTACCGATACCCCTCATGGCACCATTGTCACCAATGGGGTTGACCGTCCTGTCATCGTCAACCCGTGGCCCCTTGGAGACTTTGCCGAAAGCAGCACAGCTATCTCCCGCTGTGTCCGCCCCTTTGGCTTTGCGACCTTGCCCCCAGCGCCTGAGCCATACCAAGTAGTGCCCATGCCTGCCCCCAGTGGTGCAGGGGTCTACAACCCGACTGTGCAGAGTGGTGTGACCCTGTGGGCATGGCGCAACGCTGCAGCCATCGCAGATGGGGGCAAGTGGGGACTGGGCTTTGCGACTCAGCGGGGAGACTTGGGGACTCAGCAAAGCCTCTTTTCCTACGCTGTCAGCTTCATCAGTGACACGGGCAGTGAGGGGCCACTCAGTGAGCTTGCTACAGTCTCATGGGACTTGCCTGATGGGGCAGTGGGTGCGCGCCACTGTGTAGCGCTGCAGCTGCCCGTTGGGCCTGAGGGTACGGTAGCGCGCAAGGTCTACCGCACCAAGAACTACAGCGATGATTATCAGTATGTGGGTGATACCACCCTCTACAGTGTCGATGTAGTGCGCAACAATGCAGAGGACCTCTTCTTTGACCCTGTGAAGACTGCAGACCTGCGCAATCCGCGCCAAGAGATTGCTACAGGCCCGCTGCCTGCCCCTCGAGCACGGTTCAGCGCCCTCTTTGCAGGCTGCTTGTGGCTGGATGGGGGCACAGCAGATGGCCTGAGCCTCTACTACTCAGCCCCGGGGTTGATTGAGCAGTTCAGCCCTGCCAGCTACATCCAGCTCAGCGCAGAAGGTGGGGCAGTCACTGGCCTCTTTGGCAGCTATACCCGGCTTGTAGTGTTCAGGGAGCGGGGCATTGATGTAGTCAGCGGGAGCTACACCACAGGCTTTGAGGTCACCACCATCAGCAACTCAGTGGCCTGTCTGTCTCCCCACACCATCCAAGCAGTACCTGGGCTGGGTGTGGTCTTCCTTGCCCGGGATGGGGTCTATGCCCTCACAGGTGGCCTTGAGGGTGGGGCTATTGCAGACCTCATCAACCTGACTGTGCAGCAGGATGAGCTTCTGCAGCGCATGACCCCTGACTGCCTCCCCAAGGCTGTGGGTGTGTTCAGTGCAGCAGCTCGGGAATACCAGGTGTGGTATCCAGCTGCAGGAAGTGACCGCCCCAATCGCGGCTTGGTGCTGCACCTTGACCGGCTGGCACTCATTGACGCTCAAGGCCTGAGTGCTTGGTCAACCCGCAGTGGCTTCCCTGTAGGAGCAATCAGCACCCGGGCAGACGGCACCATCATCTTTGGGCACCACACTGGGGCAGAAGCAGGGGGCACAGACTCGCAGCGAGGTCTATTTGTCCAATCGGGCAAGCGCGCCCGGGGCAGCAGCATCAGTGATGATGTGATGGTGTGGAACCCGCCACCCACAAGCACATACCGGTCAGCATGGTGGTCAGCAGGTGACCCCCAGCTGCAGAAGCAGGTGACCTATGTGACTGTGTGGGTGATGACTACGGGTGATGCCTCAATCACCATGCGCCACTACAAAGACTTTAGCCTCACACCTGTGCTTGAGCGTACCTACCTGGCACAGCCTCCTGATGCTGATGTGCTGCCCACCATGGATAGTACTGTGCTGGGGACTGCCAGCTACAGCAAAGAGCGATTGGTACCCCTGCGCTACAGTGTCGCCCACATGAGTGCAGCATGGTTCTGCTTCGAGATTGAGACTACTGCTGACCTCATCATTGTGGGCCATGAGTATGAGTTCACGACTAAGGGCACCAAGGTGGTCATGGGGAGGCGAGCGTGAAGCAGTGGACGCAAAGAGAGGCCACTCAGGGCGCTACCGCTTCCCCTGACAGCATCAATGATGAGCTGCGAGCGCAGCAGAGCAGCATCACCACCCTTGATAGGGACCAGCTCCCTGCTGACTATGTGGATGACAGCAGGTTGGTAGCTGGGGCTCTGCTGCGCTCCTACAGCTCGAGTCAGTACCCCACGGGCTCAGGTGAGCAGGACACAGTGAGGCTGCTTGCAGGCGCAGTGGATAGCAATGCCTGGTTAGCAGTCGCCCACACCAACTACCCGGGCGGGTGGGTCAATGTGAGCACAGGCTCAGGCATCCTGCTGCAGGGGTGGAAGGGTGGACACCTGCACATTGAGTGGGCAGGCAACGGCTACATCATGGGAGGCATGGCAGATGGGGCCAATGTGGCGCTGCCCAAGACCCCCCGATACCTCAACCTGCGCATCACAGCCAATGGGGTAGCTATCGCTGAAAAGCGAGGGCCTGCATACCATCAGGCCTTTCGGGTGATTGGCTCATCACTGGTGCCTCAGGGGGATGTGACTATTCGCCTGCAGTACCGCATTGTGCAGCCCAGTGAGGATGACCTGCTTGTCACCACAGGGGCAAAGATTGTGCCCCAGGCTCACCTGTGGGGCATGCGATACTTTGTCATGGGAAGGTGGCGATGAGCAGGATTACAGACGGGCCTGTGCATGACGGGGATGTGCTTGACGCTGCATCCCTCAATGACCGGTTCAGCTCCTACACTCAGACAGACCTCAACCAGTTCAATCATCGTGATGCAGCGCATGACCTTCCCCAGTTCGATGCTGGGGGCTGGTTGCTCACTCATGCCCAGTCTGTGCAGATTGGGCTCAATGATTGGAAGCACAACACCTCTGTGACAGTGCCTGGCATGACCTCCATGCCTGCAGCTGCTCACCCGGTGGAGGATGGGGCAGGCAACCCCACTGTGATGAGCTTCGGGGCAGGAGGCCTGACGATTGCTGCAGGTGAGGTCTTCCGCGCCTATTGGAACCTGTCAGTAAGCCCACTTGGGTCAGGTTGGAGCACAGCAGGAAGCCTTGCCTACAACCTCTTCCAAGATGGCAGCCTTGGCAGCAACCCCTCAAGCACTTGGGGCGCAGTGTGGGTCACCTACCTTGAGTGGGATGTGACTGACTCAGGCCTCACCAACTGGGTGCCTGTGTTCGGGCAGCAGGACTTTACCTCAGTGATTGGCGGCAAGTATGGGGCACCCCTCGCCAATACTCGTGCCACTGCTGTCTTTCCTGCAATCCTGACCTATGCAGACAGCCCCAACGGGGCATACATCACCAATCCTGACCTCTTCTCCGCTTTGGGATGGATTGGGGTAAGCGGGGCCTACTTTCATGCCCCTGCCAGCCCTATCACCCTGTATGGGCTGCGAGTGGTCATCAAGGGCATCATGCACCCCTACAGTGTGGGCAGTGTCAACTACTTGGTGCATGACACAGTGTTTAGCGGTAGCCCCTCTGCTCTGCAGTACAATGGGGGCAACCTCGCAGTGCTCAAGCATCTGGTGCAGTAATGAGCTTCACACCCCCTACAGTCTTTGTAGATGGCACAGCCCTGCAGAGCGCTCAGCTCGAGGACAACTATCAAGCCCTGCGCAAGTACCTGCATGGGTCGATTGTGGCAGGGGATGTGCAGGCCTCCCAGTGGATTGACACCCGCCACATCCAGCCCCCTGACTATGAGCCCTACAGTGCCGTGCAGCATGGGGTGAGTGGGCACCAGGGGGGCAGCAATAGCGGTATGACGCGCCTGACCTTCTGCACCAAGTACCTGAGCGGGCAGGGCAGGAGCGATAGTCAGGCCTTTCACGCGATACCAGGCACAGCCATCACGGTAGACCTTCGCAGGGCCTGCACTGTGGTCTTCCACTATTGGTATGAGGTGGAAGCAGGCCCCGACGAGAGCACAGGGGCAGGGCAGGTTGGGGCATCATCGCGTGAAGTGTGGGTTGCGCCCTATGTGGGTGATGTTTCGACTGCCTACAGCAACTACAGAGGCCACGCTCAAGAGGTTGACAACCATACAGGGGGCTGGTCAGCCACAGCAGGGGCAGGTGCTGCAATCCCCTACACGCTGGGGGGCGCGTATGGGTCGCAGGATGGCACCCTCATCTACAGTGCCCCCAATGGTCGCATCACCTTTGGGCTTGCAGCTCACTCTCAGATTGACCGGGTAGCTGTGGTCAACTGGGGCGTAAGCATTGAAACCTTCTATCTGTGAGGCCTTGAATGGACCCCATCACACTTGGGCTGATTGCTGCAGGGACTGCCAAAGCCGTAGGCGGTATCGCTCAAGGCATTAGCTCTGCTCGAGCTGCAAAGGCCATGCGCCTGACTCCCCAGCAGCAGCGGGAGCTTGATATTCTGCGCAGTCGGCAAGCCAAGGGGCAGCTTGGGCTCACAGATGCCGAAGAGTCAGCAATTCGCAGACAAGGTGAGGCAGCGCAGCAAAGCATCAGCAGGGAGCTTGAGGGGCAGACACTGCAGCAGATGGCAGCAGCCCCGGGCAGCGCTGTATCTGGCAGAGATATCTTCCTGAGGGAGCAGGCTGAGCAGCAGGCTCTCCGGACTGTGCAGCAGCAGCAGCAGGCTGTCATCCTGCAGGCAGACCTTGCAGAGCGCCAAGAGGAACGCGCCCGGATTGCAGCCCTCGAGGGGCAGGCGCAGCAGGCAGAGGCACAGCTCAAGGCTGCCCGCATGCAGGCACTCAGCTTGGGCCTTGCAGGGGCAGGTGATGTGTCCCAGACTGCAGTGATGATGAAGCACCAGACTGCCCTGCAAGAAGCTCAGATACCCCAGCAGGCAGACGCTGACCTCATCCGCCTCTATGCGCCCCAGCCCTCAGGCTACACCTTTGGTGGCCTTGTCCCAAGCGAGTTCTAAATGCCCACACCCTTTGCAGGTCGCAGACCTCAATATGTAGAGCAGTATGCCCGCACCATCAGTGTATACCAGCGCTATCAGGACATAGCGCGGGACATTGCAAGCGAGCAGGACCGCCTCAACTACCTTGACAGCCTCATCCAGAGCGAGAGGCAGAACCTTACCAACCTCAGTGAGGTCTTCCGGGTGCGCCCTCAGGACTTGGGCAGCGCTCAGGCACTCCTGCAGCAGCAGTATGCAGGTGAGGATGCAGCACGGCGCAGGGCAGCAGCAGGGCAGGCAGGCAGGGCAGCAGGCCTGCAGCTACCGCGTGAAGCACGGGCAGAGCTGACCGCAGTGACAGTGGGAGCAGGGCGCGCCCCACAGACTGCCCGTGATGTAGCTATGGGGCTCATCACCAGAGACACCACCCCTGAGCAGGGTGCTGAGATTGTCCGCATCTTGGAAGCGGGGCAGGTGGATGAGGGCTACATCCAGCAGGTGCGGTCACAGCTCGAGCAGGTAGCCAGGGGCAAGGCTCCCAGCGGGGCACCTCGAGCCCTGAGCCCTGAGGAAGCAGCTGCAGAGCAGGCTTTGCAGCAGCAGCTTGAGGCTGCCTTCTTTGCAGGCCCTGCAGGTATCCGGGGTGGGTACGATGGGCAGGCCATTGTAGAGCGCAGGCAGCAGACCCCAGCGCCCAAGGGTGTAGGGTTCAGCACGGAGCAGGATGCCTTTGAGGCTGCCCTGCAGGCCATGGCAGATGGGGTCATGGCTGTGGAGGACTTTGCAAGCGAAGAGGACTATCGTTTTGCCAAGTCCCTGTACGATGAGGCCAAGGCCAAGAAGGCCTACCGCAATGACCAGCGCGTCAACTTTGAGCCTGAGGTGCTTGCGAGCAGGCAGCGGGTTGCGCAGCTCGAGCAGCAGCGCAGTCAGGCACCTGGTGCCCAGTACACAGACCCCAGCAGGGAGCGGGCAAAGCGGGAGCTGATTGCCCGGGGCTATGACCCTGACCTCAATGCAGGGCGCTACCTCGAGTACCAGAAGAGTCCCTATTACAAGGCCATGATTGGGGCCGATGACATTCTCACAGACATCTTGGCAGGTGAGCAGGAGCTGCAGGCAGTCACCAAGCCACAGCGCCTTGCAGCAGACCTTGTGAGGCAGATGGATACAGCGGGCAAGGCCTACACCATCAAAGACCTTGAAAAGCAACTGGGTAAGGTGCTCAAGGGTGATGAGCTGCAGGCTGCTCTCAGCTTTGCCCTTGCTGCCAAAGAGTATGAGGCACAGAACCTGAGCAACCCGTCACAGCGGGAGCTGCAGCGGGCAGCCAAGCAGCGGGAAGGGCAGCGCGAGGAAGCTGCGAAGGCTGCAGATGCTGCCATCACCCAGCAGCTTGAGCAGGAGCTTGACCAGCAGGCACTATTCATGCAGCGCC